TGCACTGCTGGCCTTAGCAGTTGGGTCCTTGATCTGTGGCTGGTCCCCCGTAGCCACAGCACCAGGGAATGCAGCAGTCACCTTGTCGATGATCTCCTGTACTTCTGGCTTCGGCTTTTCCTGCATCTTCTTGAAGGTGTCACGCAACTTGGGCATGACCGCCTCGGTCAGTGCGTTGAGGTCAACGCCTGCCTCCATTGCCACCGTCTCCGGGTCGATGCCAGCCTTAGCGCAAGCATCACGGAACTTGGTGAGCAGGTCGCCATCGTTCATGCGCTGGACCTTCTCCATCTCCTGTCGGCTGGGACGGGGTGCGGTCTTGGCTTGGTACCGCCAGTTACTCAGGCATCGCCCGATTGCCGAGGTCTCTGCGTTCTCCACGAACGACGTGCGGTTCACGGGCGAGGCATCACGCACTTCCTCGGCGTAGCCAGTGGCCACGGGCCGGGGATCGGCGATGTCCTTGTAGCACTCCGCCTTGAACACGACGCGGTTCTCGTCGTAGTGGTAGATCTGCGTGAAGATCTGGCCGTTCGGGTTCTCTTCCCAGAACTTGGCCAGTCGTGCTTCGACAGTCTCGTAGTTGTCCAGATTGAATCTCATCACTTCTCCTTCGTGATTGTGAATGTTCGGTATTGGGATTGCTTCTTGTATCGGGCTGCGAGGGTCGGGTGATCCGCCTCCAGTTTCTTGCTGTCAAGCGATGACCGGGTTGAGGTCTTCCACCTGCACACTACCAAGCCATCGACCTTTGCCAACTCGGCATCGCCCATGAACTTGCAGATCTTTGCCTTCGTCCCGTCCATTGCATCGGTCATCTCTTCGACTGCTTGTTTCAGCGTGGCGTACTGGCGCAGCAACTCCGCATGCTCGGCGTCCAGTTCCACACTCTTGCCCGGTTCTGCATCTGGGTGCGCGTTCTGCACTGTCTCGTAGTCGAAGGCTGCGCCGTCCGGCACCATACCCATGTCGATCTGTGCCAGGAAGTTACGACACGCTTCGATGTGCTGGCCCATCTCATCGCTGGTGATGACCTGCGTATGGAAGTAGATCTGCAGGGATGAGTCCATGATCACCCATGTGATCTCGTGCACGCCCGCGCAGATGGCCTGGTGCACACCCTGCCAATACCAATGGCGAGGCAGCACGCCCGTCCACCTGCGACGGCTGGTCTTGATCTCGTAGATCTTGCCAGCGATGTCTTCGGCATCGAGCGTGGCAATGAGGCGCACCCCATCGTCATCGAACGTGACCATGTACTCCGGCTCAAAGAGAGGGGTGCCCTTCAGCGTGGCTGCCCAGTCACGGATGCCCGGCTCCAGGCTGTTGCCTCGGACCATGGCATCGTTCATCTCCTTGGGTTGGGGTGGCTGGTCTGCCAGCAGTTCCAGCGCGAGCGCGCCCGCAGAGGTATAGGGATGCTCGTTGTGCACGGCTGCGGCCACCGAGGCCGAGATGCGCGCGCGTCCTTCTTCATTGCGCCAGCGCAGGGCCAGCCACTCCGGGCTGCCATGGGTCGGCTTCGGGATCTTGTTTCGTCTGTCCATGTGGTTCTCCTTACCTTGTGGACTGTATTCGTGGGGTGTTGTGTAGTTAGCCTATGACCTGCATCGAGGTGACCATCCTTGCCAGGATGTGGGTGACCATGCCGACCGTCTCGCAGTCGGGTGCCTCGTCAGGGTCATAGGTGGACGTGAGGCTGAGGTACCCCTCCAGCAGATCTGGAATAAGGTACCCCACCGTCACGAACCTTGCTGTCTCCGGCTTGTAGTCACTGAGATGAATCCAACCATTCTCGGAATCGTGGGCGTCATCCCAGTGAACCTTGACCAGAGTCCATGGACATTTGTCAGTCGAGGAAGCAGACATACTCGGCGGTTACCCTACCCTTCTCCGGGTCCACGAAATGCAACCGCTGAGATGGTCTGCCGACTGCTGCAACGAATGACTTCGCATACTGGTTGTCCGACTCGGGTGAGCCGGTGACCCAGATCCTACCCCCGTTGGCCATGGTCAGGTTCATGGGGGTGTGGAAGTGGCCAAGCATGCAGTCATTGAAGTCCAGGAAGGTAGCCCAAGCGTTGATCTTGCGAAGGATCGAATACGCCGGTGTCTGCCCGCCGAAGGACGGGATCTCGTCGCCGTGGATAACAAGGAGTCGGTAGTTCCCGACAGCCACCAACTGGTGCCAGTCGTCCGACTGCTGCCACGTCACGTTCTTCAACGTGGTGAGGCGATCCTGTGCGACGCGGTATGCCATGCGGTCGATGTTGTCACCCGATGGCATGTCACCCTTGCGTCCGATGCGTCCGTGGTTGCCGTACTCGCAGACAACATGGACACGGTTGAACTCGCTGGCCAAGCGAAGCACGACGGCTTCGATCAGGTTGGACACCGAGAACAACTGCTCGTACACGTGGGCGCCGATCTCGTACTGCTGGCCCGGAAAGATGCCGAGTCCCTCCACCATGTCACCACCGAGCACAAGCACACAGTCATTGACCGGGTGATGTGCGCGCTGGATGTTGGTGAGGTGGGTCACCTTGTCCATCATCAACGCGATGCGCTCACGCAGCACGTCGATGTTGTAGGACACGGATACCTTGCCAGCCTGCCAGTCAGTCAGGTGGATCAGTGCCACCTCCGCCTTCTTGCTGCTCTTCTTGTCAGAGGCAGCCTTGGGTGGGACGACTGTGGCATGGCGAGGCTGTGCCAGCGCAGCATCCTTGGCTGCCTGGTACACCGCTTCCACAAGGTCGGCACTCTTCTTCTTTGCCCTGGCCTCGGCGCGTTGCGCGTTGGCCAGAGCACGACGAAGTTCTGCTACCTCTTCTTCGGCTGAGAACTCGCCGTCGATGTTCATGCTTCTTCGCCGCTACGCAGGCGATCGCGCATGTCCTCAAGGGCAAAGCGCGAAATGCGGATACCACGCTTGTTCAAGACACGCGTGATTGCTGCGAGGGTGTACTTGCCTTCAGTCAGCGCAGTGACAAGTTCTTTGTATTCCTTGTCGGTGAGCGCTGTCTTCAGGATGTCTGTCTTCCGACGACGACGAAGGTCGCCTTCGGATGCAATTTCACTGAGCAGTGACATTAGTTATCTCCCTTACCATGTGAAGGCAACCGATGTACCCGGCTGCGTCTACTGTGTTGTCTGGTTTCCATTGCTTGGACTCGATCTCATGGGCAAGCCGTGACAACTTCACGGCAACCATGAAAAGGATTCCCTCTTCAACCGTCAGGGCTTTGCCCGTGATGGCTTTGAAGATCTCTACAGTCCGCCCGTAATCGTCAAGCGGGTGGGAGTAGGCGTTCTGCCTATCTCCGGTGATCAGGTTATGCGCTGCGAGCAGTACGTCAGCGCCTTTGGTGTTCTCCATGTTTCCCCTTTATGAGTGATTCTATCTTCTCAATCAAGAACCACAACTCATCTTGCTGGCTCGCGCCAGGGTAGACCTTGGCTAGATACCCTCGGATCTTCCGCAGATCATTTTTGCTTAGGCTTTCTGGGGTTGTCAAGTACCTTCTCCTTGTGCGCGTGGAACTGTAGGTGCTCGCTCAGGCGTTCGTCAACCTTGTCCACTTTGTCTTCAGTGCGCTGCTGGGACTTGTGCATGATCTTCAGCATGCCCATGACCACCTCGTGGTCCTGGCTGTTCTCCTTGCGGAACTTGTCAAGGGCTGCGACGATGATCGCGCCCACCGCTGCCACAATGGCAGCGAGGATCATCGCCCAGCCTGCGTCCACTAGTCCTCTTGCTGGGGCTTGTTGGCCAGCCAAATGCGTACCGCTTCGGGCACGTTGTCCCCGGCCACGTAGCGCAGGTGCCACGGTTCTGATTGGACTTCCCACGAGAATCCAAAACGCTGTGCGTTCTTGAGCAACCACTCTAAGCGTTTGCCGCTGGCATGGGCGATGTCGATGGCAATGCCCAGGTTGTGATTGCTGGTGCCCGGCACGGCCATGGGGGCCAGTCCCTTCTTCAGGTACCACGCCTTCCCCTTGTAGATGCGAGGGGTTTGCTTCATCAACTTGGGCTTCGGCTTGTCCGTGTACCGCTGGTAGAAGCCGTATTCCTGAGTCTCCAAAGAACGGTACGTGTCGGCCTGCGAGGTGGGCGACAGGTCAATACCGTCAGCATTGGCTGCTGCGTCCATGGCCTCGTACGCGTCTGCTGCACAGTGGTGCAACTTCCCCTTGCCCTCGATGCCACGAAGAAGATCTGGGCCGAGTTCGCCGGGCTTGCACCCCTTGAGGTGCGAGCAGAGTTGGACCTTGACTACAGGAAAGTTAGCCATGGCTTTACTTCTTGAACGCTTCGGTGATTTCCTCACGGGTCAGTTCGCCATCCGTGGATGCGGCAGCCAACTTCTGAAGCACTCCGGCAACGGCCATGAAGCCAGCGATCAGGGCTGACTTGACGACACTCACACCGATGACCGCGCCACCCGTGATGGCAGGCAGGGCGGTGGCAACGAACAGGGAGAACAGGCGCTGCCCAATGTCCAGGGTCATGGCGACGGCTTTGTTTGCTGCTTGCATGAATGTCATTAGTCCTTCTCCCCTGTCGTAGCGGTTAGAACAGAGTGTAACACCAGGGCTACACCAGTGAGCCAGATGGCCTGCCGAAGCGTAGGACCAGAAAGAGTGATGAGGACCAGCCCTACCCCAGCGAGGGTCCATGTTTGTTCTTTGATGTAGTTCCACATGGTGGCCGCCAGACTACTTCACAGACCTGCGATTGGAGACAGGAACGGGAGCCGGAAGCACAAAGAGGACCGCGGTTGCGGCCACAACGACGCGCCGCTCAGCCACTGAGATCTTGGAGCCGGTCGGTACGTAGTCCTCGTAGCCACCTGAGTAGACGTCAACCTGCGCCTCGAAGGATTCCTTCTCCTCTTCGGTTGCATCTGCTGGTGGCACCGGTATCGTGTCCTCTGCCAGTGACGCGACTGGTGAATCCGTCGTCGTCTCTCCAACAACAACCATAACCGTGGGGGCTGGG